ACCGCAGCCTTCGGCTCGTCGATGGCATAGTGCAGCGTTTCGTCCGCTTTATAGCCGTAGGGCAGATGGCCGTTCGCCACCATGCAATTCGCGGCGTTGTCATATAGGCCTCGCTTGATGTCCTCGGCCATGTTCTCGGAATAGAACTGGTTGACATTCATCATCGAGCGGGCAGCGAAGCGTCCAGCCGCAGTATCGTCGAAATCCTCCTCCACATAGAGAACGCGAACGCCCAGATCCTGAAGCCGAGCTTCGTTGATCAGAGCCTCCAGCATATTGCGCCCCATGCGGTTAGACTTCCACGCGATTACATAGCGGAACTTCCCTTTTGCGGCGTCAGTCATCATGCGCTGGAAGTCACGGCGCTTGTCGGTGCGGCCGGAAACGGCGCGGTCGGCATAGGTGTCAATGATCCTGATGCCATACTCCGCCGCCAGCTCGTAGCCCTTTTCAAACTGCTGCTCTACGGAAATATCCTTCTGGTTGTGGCTGCTGTACCGGCCGTAGAGAACGCCCGGCTCTTCGACTTCCAGCTTCTTGCCCCGCTTCGGCTTCGCCGGGTGCTTTGCAGGTTTTCTCGGCAACAGCGCCACCCCCCTTCTAACGATAGATTTGCAGTAGTAGATATTCAGAATCAGAAACAGATTACAGATACAGTCTCAGATACAGATACAGGTACAGAGACAGTGCGCGCACGATCGCGCGCACACGCACGCGCGCACGCGAGGTATCGGTACGGTATGGATACGGTATAGATACCCTATCCATAGGGTATCGGAATATGGGCTTAAATTAAGCGGACAGCTGTCCCGGTCGCGCAGATATTCATACCGAAAGGTGTGTAGCTTACCCCGACAACGGCATCCGCGCCAAGAGATGCCGCTTGTTGCAACAGGATTTCCGTCGCTCCATCGACACCAGCCTGCCAGCCGCGCTGCACACCCTTGTTCCCGCCGGGCATGACCATGACTTGCGCCGCCGATACGATGCCGAGATATTCGGAGACCGTGCGTCCTTCGACAGATAGCGTGGTCGTGATGATCATAAAATTACCTCCAATTTCCCATCATACAGCAACAAAATGTCGTTGTTTGTCAAAAGTGATTTTATTTCTTTTTGAGCAAAAGCGTGTGCATTTCTGTTACAATCCTTACATACACCACCGGCAAGAATATACGATTGGAGTTGATTAGATGCCTTCGAGCAAAGAAGCAGCCGCAATACTTCGGATTGTGGAAAAACTGGCCCAGGACAGAAAGAGAGAGGCAATCAGCCTTCTTGCCGGTTGGCGAGGTACTGAAGATAGTGAAGAGCCTCCGCTTTCTTCTCGGGAGAAAGTTGGAGAATAAGCGTCGTAAGCGCAATATCCATATCGTCCATAGGTCCGCCCTCTTTCGTGAGGGCGGACAATTCATTTGCGCAGTCCTCGGAAATATCCGACAGCAGATCGATGGGCATATCGTCCACGGCCGTGAG